TTAGAGAGTTTGGTGGCGAAGAAATTATGCGAAACCACATACTCAGCCCTAAAAGCACTAGCCAGTTTCTTCAAAACCTAGGTCCTATTGCCAAACCGAGTAAGCGCAAAAAGTCCAGACAGGTTTATCCAGGATTTGACAAAGCCTATCCTGAAGCAAAAAAAGAAGCAGAAAAAGCGATAGCAAGAACTATAGCCGTCACAGAAGCAAAGATTGATAGGAAGAACCGATGAGCCAAATGTTCCTGAATGTGGTCAGCACATTCAAAGGAGACGGACTAGCCGCTGCAACTAGACAGCTTGGAGCTTTTGGACAGGCCAGCAATGGTCTTGGAAGCACGCTTGGCAAAGTTGGTGCTGCCCTTGCTTCATTTGGTATTGCTGCTAAAGCAGTTCGATTTACACAGACAACCATCGAGGAAGCAAAAAACCTTCAGCAAAACCTTTTTGCTCTTGACTTGATTTTTGGCACATTATCTCCAAAGATGGAAGCTTTTGCAAAAGGAGCTTCCGCAATAGGTTTGAGCCAGGCTGAGGCTGCAAAGTCTTCTGTTTTCCTTGGTTCGGTTATGAAGCAATCTGGCTTTGAGATTGAGGATGTGGCCGATAAGACTCAAACACTTGTAAGTTTGGCAGCAGACTTAGCGCTTGTCTATCAGTACGATGTTCAAGAAGCCTTGCTCGGTATGACTGCGCTATTCCGCGGTGAGTATGACCCGATTGAAAAATTCGGTGTTGCTATGAAGCAATCCGAAATAAATGCTATATTGCTAGCTAAAAATCTTAATCACCTAACAGGTGAGCAAAGAAGACTTGCGGAACAAACAATTAGGTATGACCTATTTCTAAGCCGAGCAAGCGATTCCATGGGTGCGTTCGGCAGATCTTCAGGAAACTTAGCGGCAGAAAGCCTAAAGCTTTCGGCTGAGTTCAAAAACATGCAATCTACTGTTGGTACTGCGCTTGTTCCTAGCGTTACCCAATTAGTTGTGGCTCTAAAACCCTTGGTCGAACAGCTCACTCCAAGACTTATCAAGGTCTTGGGTGATGCAAAGCCAGCTCTAAAAGTTGTTACAGATTTCCTAAGAGATTTAGGTGATGAAACCACAACCACCTCACAAGTTGTAGGTCATTTTGCCGATTCTCTAGGAACTATTTTCAGGCTTATCGCTGAGAACTTTGGAACGATACTAACACTTACCGCCCTAATTGGTGGTTTGAGGGTTGCCTTCCTACTTCTTACAGCAGTGATGAACGCTACCCCCATTGGCTTTACGCTAACTGCGCTAGGGATTTTAGCTGGCGGATTCATACTTGTTGCTGACGCGGCTAAAAAAGCCGAAATAAATACCAGACAGTTAAACAAGCAATGGGCAGATAATCCTTGGCAACAAGCCGCCAATCCAGCTCGTGTGTACTCTGGCATCCTTTCAGATGTTATTAGAAAAGATTTAGATCCTCATTCTGCTCAAATCCAGGAGATAAAAAAGGCGTGGACTCGCGCCGAAAGAGCTGCTTTTGATTATTCCACAGTGGTTCGGACTGCTGCGACAACCCGACCACTCAAGGGCGGGCAAGCCAAAGGATTTTTTGCAGCCCAAGATGCGAGACTTGGTTTAAATGATGATGGGAAAGATACAGGCGGCTCACCTGCCGCTGCTGCTCTAAGTGCTATTGAGCAACTGGAAAAAACACAAGCCCTAAGTAAAAAACAAGCAGAAGCACAAGACAAGCTTTTGGGCATTGGGTTGAAGCAGGGCGTTGTAAATCAAATTTTGGCTTTTTCTAAGCCAGTAAAAGCGGCAAATGACATCTTCAAGGATTTGACTAAAAAGAACGGTGAGCTTAACAAAAAAGGCATTGAAGCAGTAAAAAATTACAATGCCACTTACGATGCTGGTATTGAGCAGGTAAATCAAAGACGAGCTGATGCCGCCGCCGCTGCTAATGCCGCTGCTGAAGACGCTCGCAGACAAGCAGAAGAATTACGCCAAGCTGAAAAAGCTCGTATTGAAGCATTAGACCAGCTATACAAAAACTTCCTAGAAACAATCAAAGGCACTTTTGCAGGTATCCGCAATGCTATTATGGGAGCTTTTGACATCACAGGTTTGGGTGGATCTACAAACGCCATTATCCGTAACATGAATAAGCTACTCGCCAAGATGAAGTCGTTTAGCGCAAATGTCAAAAGCCTTGCAACTATGGGTCTTGACCCAGCCTTACTACAGCAGGTTATCCAGGCTGGTCCCGTAGCTGGCTCTAGGCTCGCTGCTGCTCTTGTAGCTGGCGGAGCAGGAGCTTTAGGGGATATAAACGCAGGCTTTATGCAGGCTAGCTCACTAGCATCTGAAATCGCCACCACAGGCGTTCAGTCGCTCTTTGACACCCAAAGACAGCAAAGCGTTTACAACATTACAGTCACAGGTGGAGTCGGTTCTGGCGCTACCATCGGTAAAGCCATCGTAGACGCAATCAAGGACTACGAGCGCACCTCTGGTGCTGTCTGGCAGGGCGCGTAATGCCAGCTCCCGCAGTCAAGGTTGAGCTTGGTCTAAACCTAGGTCAAAGCGACCCTCTTGCTTTCAAATTAGACGATGCCATTAGGGGAGTGCTTGACAATACTACTTACACCCTTAGTGGAGAGCGCTTCTTTGACATTACTCCAAGACTTGTCACAGCTCAGATTCGGCGCGGTAAGTCTGAGGCCCTAGATCGCATTGACGCTGGTGTGCTTTCGGTCACGGTAGACAATTCAGACAGAACTTTTGACCCGCTTTACGAGAACGGCCCATATTTCGGTCAGCTCATTCCTAGGCGTTCGGTTCGAGTTAGTAGCAACGACCAGCCAGTCTTCGTTGGTTTTATAGATGACTTTGACATTCAGTATGAGCCAGGCGTGCAATCGGTTGTCCGTATTGACGCTTCTGACGCTCTTTCGGTTCTTACTAACGCAGGACTTGAGGAATTTACTCCTGACTCAGAGCTATCAGGCGCTCGCATAAACACAGTCTTAGACAGACCTGAAATTGACTGGCCTGCTGAGCTAAGAGAGATTGACCCTGGCAACTCAACAATGCTAGACACAGATGTAGCAGAAGGCACAAGAGCCCTTGAGTACCTACAGCTTGTAGCTAACTCAGAGTTCGGTACTTTGTTCTTGGGTAAGGATGGCAAGGTTGTCTTCCGCGAAAGAAACGCTGTCCCAAACATTCCTGACATCGTGTTCTCAGACGAAATAGTTGCAGGAGTTTATACAGGTATTCAGTTTGCTGATGTAAACATCATTTACGGATCAGAGAACCTTTACAACAGAATTGCTCTAACAAACGCAGATGTTTTCCCAGAAGAAGCCTTTGCCGATGATGCCGATTCTCAAGCACTCTACGGACCAAGAACTCTAAGCCAATCAGGGCTACTTATTCAGGAGCCAGAGCAGCTTCAGTTCTTGGCTGACTTCTTCTTGGCTCGATACAAAGAGCCTCAGTACCGCTTTGAGACCGTCACAGTAGTCCTAGACACCCTAAGCACCGTAAACCAAGACAAGGTACTAGACCTAGAAATCGGTGACATTGTGCTGGTTCGGTTTGAGCCTTCTGACATTCCCCCAGCTATTGAGCAATACTGCCGAATCATCGGGGTAAACCACGACTGGACTCCTGGTAGCAAGAACATCAGCTTTGCCCTAGAGCGCCTTGACTTCGCGGTATTTATCCTAGATGACGCCGTGCTCGGTCAGCTAGACAATGACCGCTTAGCCTACGAGTAGTAAACTAAACTAAGACAAAAGGAAACCAATGCCAAGAAAAACCTTTACCGCTGGTGAAGTCCTAGCTGCTGCTGATGTAAACCTATACCTCAGCAATGAGGTCACACTAACTGCCTCTACTGCTACCTCTTACACAGTGCTAACCTCTGACCGCTACAAAATCTTAGAGTTTGACTCTGCCTCAGCTACTACAGTGACCTTCTCTACTGCCACAGCTTTTGAGCCTGGCGAGCGTGTTGATATCCTTCAAGATGGTGCAGGAACTGTCACTATCAACCGAGCTTCAACAGCAGTTTCTATCTTTGGTCGAGGAACCGCAGGAACCGCTTACCGAATTGCTCAGCAGTACGATGCTGTATCTGTTATCTGTGTGGGTACTAACTCATACAGAATCATAGGAAACGCCTCAGCCAGCTAATGACTCTTTCAGCGTTAGGTATTTTTAGTGCTGCTGGTGCAAGCGTTGGCGCACTAAGTGTTGAGTGTTTAGTTGTTGGTGGCGGCGGTGGTGGTGGCTTTCAGCGTGGAGCTGGTGGAGGTGCGGGAGGTTTTAGGACTTCTTCTTTTGCCGAACTAATCCGCAACACCACTTATTCGGTTACTGTCGGCGGTGGAGGAACTGGTGGCACGAGTGGCGCGGCTTCGGGTGGCGTAGGAACAAACTCAATTTTTAGCACTATTACTTCTGCTGGCGGAGGTTTTGGTGCGGGACTTGCCCCTGCTGGCCCCGCAGTTCAAGGTGGCTCTGGTGGTTCTGGTGGTGGTGGTGTTACTGACGGAGTTAGCGGTACTACAACTGCTACTGGCGGAGCTGGAAACACGCCTTCAACAAGCCCTTCTCAGGGAAGCAACGGTGGAAGCTCTTCGACTGCTCCAAACTACGGTGCGGGTGGTGGAGGTGGAGCTTCTGCGGTTGGAACCAACGCAACAACAACGGTAGCAGGTAGCGGTGGGGCTGGAACGGCGTCTTCAATAACTGGTTCTCCGGTTACCTATGCTGGTGGTGGAGGTGGTTCGACTTACAACGGAGGAACCGCTGGAACTGGTGGAGCTGGTGGTGGCGGTAACGGTGGGGCTGCGTCTACAACAACATCAAACAATGGAAGCGCTGGAGGAATAAATCTTGGAGGTGGTGGAGGTGGAGGAAACTCTCACCCAAGCGGAAATGGTAATGGTGGAGCTGGAGGTTCTGGAGTTGTCATTCTGAAGTACCCTGCTGGATACACAATAAACATAGGGGCTGGCTTAACTGGTACAACTGCTACAAGCGGTGAATTTAAGATAACAACCCTTACTCTTGGAACTGGAAATGTAAGTTGGGCAGCATAGTGGCACATTACGCATTTTTAGATACGAACAACATTGTCACCGAGGTTATTACTGGCATTGACGAGAACGAGCTTATTGAAGGTCTTGATACTGAAACTTGGTATGGCAACTTTAGAGGACAAGCCTGTAAAAGAACCAGCTATAACGGAAACATTAGAAAGAACTACGCTGGAATCGGATTTACTTACGACTCCGAGCGCGACGCTTTTATCGCACCAAAGCCATACCCTAGCTGGCAACTCAACGAAGAAACTTGTCAATGGCAACCACCTACCCCAAAGCCGAGTGATGGCTTTACCTACTACTGGAACGAAGCAGAACTAGCTTGGGAGCTAGCAGACTTCTCTAGCAATAACTAATGGCTGAGGAAACAACTGGGGTACGCATTACCCAGCAAGCAATTTACGCTAAGCAGCTTGAGCATGGGGAAACCCTTGTCAAGATCCTTGAGAAGCTGGACCACTTAGACGAGGTTCCTGCACGCTTGAGAGAGGTAGAGCTAACACTTGCTCGCCTGGCTTGGATTGAAAAGATTGCCTACACAGGACTCACAGCCTCAGTTGTATCTCTTATTGGCCTAATTATTGGAGTTGTAAACAGATGACATCAAAACCACAAATGCCCCTAGATGGCAAGTTCGGCAAAGACTGGAAAGTCACCAGCCCTTTCGGTTGGAGAATCCACCCTATTGAGAAGTACAAGAAGCATCACAACGGCGTAGATCTTTGGGGACCAAAAGCAAAGATTTGGAACGAAGCTTGGCACGATGGCAAGGTCATCGCTGCTGGCACATCAAAGCTAAAGAACCCAGACGGCTCCCTAGGTGGCGTTGGCTACTATGTAGACCTAAGAGTCATCATTGACGGTCAGCCTTATGTCACACGCTACGCTCACATGGTTGAGGGTTCGCTGGCTGTAGTCAAGGGCGAAAGAGTCAAGGCTGGAACTCGGTTGGGCATCATGGGCAACACAGGCGCTTCGGCTGGCAGACACCTTCACTTTGAGATTTGCAAGGGTCGCGTTCACCGCTGGGCATCAGACGGCAAGGGCTTTGTAGATCCGCTGAAGTTTGTCAAGGCAACTATCGCCAAGTGGGAGCTAAACGCTGAAGTAAACCTAGCTACCCCAGACACAGGTGAAGTCCTACCTGCACCAGTTCACGAGCCAGAGCCTAAGTTACCGAAGGTAAAAGAAGAAAAGGTCAAACCTAAACTTGCTAAATAGATTAGCTAAGAACAAAAGCCTACGACTACTGTTTGTAGGCTTTTTTCTTTTCTTCATGGCTTGGCAGCCTACTCCCGCCTACGCTGCACAAGCTTGGGCCTCAATAACCTGTGCCGACTCGATTGGCAATCAAAGAACATTTCAGACAGGATGGAACAATGAAAATAACTACTTCTTGGACAAAGGAAACATTGCTCAGCACTTTTGCGAAGGTGGGTATGCTGGTTCTTTCACCAGCTTTGTTAGCGTTGTTTCTAATGACGGCGGGGAGCTGGATAGTTCTTTGCTTTACCATCCTGGTTACAGTCCTACTCCCACTTCTAGTCCTACTCCTACTCCTGAACCTAATCCTGTGGATCAAACAACGGACACAACAGTAAGGACAGAAGATGTCGAACGCACAGAAGATGTTGCTCGCACTGAGGAAGTTGTCAGAGAGCCTGAGCCAGTGGCTACGGTGGCTCCCGTAGAGCCAGCACCAGAGCCACAGCCCGAACCTACACCTGAACCAACCCCAGAACCCACTCCAGAACCAGAACCTACTCCAGAACGCCCTGAGAAGCCCGTAGAGACTCCGAAGCCCGTAGAAAGCCCGACACCTACCCCTGAACCTACTGAGCCTTCTACGCCGATTACAGAGCCTGAAATTCTATCCGAACCTGCCCCAGAATTGGTAGAAGAACCAATTAGCATCGAACTAGCGTTAGAAGCGGTTGGTAAACTTGTAGACAACCTACGCTCAATCGGGTCGGACCTAACTCCAGAAGTACGAGAGCAGGCACAGCAAGTAATTGTTGCGTCTGTAATCGTCACCCAGGTCGCATTAGCAGGTAGGAAACCTTGAAGTTCATAAAAGACCAACTAGATCAAGCTTGGACAATTCTTGGCTTGGGTATCGCTTGGGTCGTACTCGAAGGCACAGCTAAAGACTTTGTAGGTTGGGCCATCCTCATCACCATTGCTATTTGGGCAGCAACTTACCCTCTAAGGAAAGACTAATTATGTGGCTAGACATCGCACGCAGAACCATCGCAGTAATCATCCTCAAGGTCACAGGAATCTTTGTAGGTGGTTCGGTTATCGGACTTGAAGTTATGCAGGCTGTAGCCATGGCTGCTTTTGCTGGAGTTATAGATGTTGCTCAGGAGCTTTCAAGAGCTTACCTGTCAGACGGCGAAATTGACCCCGAAGAAATAAACAAGACCTTTGGCAAGATTGGCAGCAAAGAAGTCAAGAAGGACTAACTTCTTCTTCTCTCGCTATCTGTAGTTCCGCCCCAGATTCCGTGCATACCCGCTGACACGGCATAGTCAAGACATCTAATCTTTACTGGGCATACCGAGCAAATAGCCTTAGCCTCATTAGCGACAAGTTTTCGGTCATGGGGACTACCCACAAGATCATCTGGAAAAAACAGATTTGGGTCTACGGCACACCCCACTCCGCCTGGCACATCCCTAATGGCTTCTTGAAGCTCGATGTATTTGCGTTCTAATTGTCGGTGGCTAAGCATAGGTTTACATTACAGAAAAAACCCGCTAATGTGAAATCCCACACCGAGTAGATGTGGGATTCACGCCAAATGAAAGAGAGGGAAACACTTGGCCTTACTAAAGCTACCAAGCGTAATAAACGAGATACAGGATGCCGTACTCCTAGGAGACTTTGAGAACGGCTCCCCAGAGTGGCACGAGCTACGAAACGAACCTGGTGCTATCGGTGGTTCGGACATTGCAGCAATCGCAGGTTTGTCACAATGGGAAAGCGCCTATACAAAGTGGGCAAAAAAGACAAAACAAATTCCAGACAGCATTGAGCCGTCTATGTCTATGCGACTCGGAACCAAACTAGAAACACCAATCGCAGAAATCTTTGCCGAGGAACATCCTGAACTAGAACTTTACACAACAGGAACTTGGGCAAACAAAGAAGAACCATGGATGCGTGCAAACCCTGACGCAATCTACGCAGACTCAACTGGTGAGTTCGGAATCCTAGAAGTCAAATTCTCACGCGACTACTGGACATCAGTGCCTCAGTCTTACCGCGCACAAGTTCTTTGGTACATGCGGGTATTCGGTTTGAAGCAAGCAAAGCTTGTTGCGCTTGCAGGATCTAGCTATCAAGAGTTTGACATTGAGTGGGACCAGTTTGAAGCTGACGCTTTGTTTGCGGCTGCCATTCGGTTTCGCAACCATGTTGTGCAAATGCGAGCGCCACAGTGGGATGGTTCCAACTCAACACTTGAGACAGTCAAAAAACTAAACCCAAACATCTCAGATGGCGAAGTAGACCTAGACGATTTGGGTATGCATTACTTCAACAAGCTTGATGAGTTCGAGCGTGTTGAAAAGGAAATCACTGAGCTAAAGAGTAGAGTCCTATCTGCTATGAACGGCAACAAGAGGGGCTTGATTTACGGGGAACACAGAATTAGCCTCAGAGCTAGGGGTGCGGGACTTCCGTACCTACACCACGAGAAGGGAAAATAAATGGCTGGATTCAATTTACAAGACTACGAAACAGTAGAAGAACGCATCAGGCGCTTTTACAAGGACAATCCTGATGGTCGCATCTTGACCGACAACATCACCACGCTTCAGGACCGACAGGTCGGAACTTGGGTGACTAAGAGCTACATTTACCTAAATGCTGGAGATCAAGAGAAGAACTTGGTCAAAGCAACTGGACTGGCGTTTGAAATTGACTCAAGCAAAGGACCACAGGCTACATCTGCTCTTGAGGTATGTGAAACCAGCTCGATTGGTCGCGCACTAGCTAACGCTGGGTACTCAGGGAACAAGAGAGCATCAAGAACTGAGATGGAAAAGGTCGCTAGAGGTCAGACTCCAGCAGCACCACGCAAAAACTGGATGACAATGGCCCTTCTAATGCGCGATGACCTAGACGGTCTTAGACTCTTATACAGCGAAGCTAAAACTGCCAACGCTTCAAAAGAAACCTTAGATGGGATTGCCAAAATTGCCAATGAATCATCTGGAGCTGAACATCTTGATAGCGAGCCTGCGGGAAGTGCAGGAGTGTCTGAATGAGCAATGGGCTAGGGGCAACTACCCCGATGTGGACAAAATGTGGCAATTACAAAGAGAAAAGTCAGAGAGGCTGAGAAATGGAGATTATTTCACCGACACACATCATCCAGGAGCTTCAGAGACTAACAGCGGAGATGGACAAGGGCAGTAACGCCCTCTATGACGCTGAGTGCAAAATGGCGGATGCCGAAGCTGCTTACGACAAAGCTGTTTCCCTTGCGTTTATAAACAACCAAGGAACCGTGGCTGACAGGCAGGCTGTGGCTAAGTTGCAGTCGGTAGATCAAAAACTACAAGCTGACCTAGCCAGAGCTGAGTTCAACAGGGTCAAAACGAAGATGAAAACCCTGTCAGACCAGGCAACAATGATGGCTGTAATGTCCAAAAATGTCGAGCTTCAGTGGCGGACACCCTAGCTGGTAGCCTTGAAAGGTGATTGCTGAAAGCTGCTCATGTGGGGCAAAGTTCAAAACTGACGATGCCAAGGCGATAGCCCTAGTCAGAGAATGGCGCAGGAAACACAACTGTCAGGAAGCTGCATCCGAAACAAGAGACTACGAAACTAGCTCGACTATCGGTTTTTCGGCTGATTACACTGGCACAGGACTAGACCTACCTGCAAAGAAATACGACCCTTGGGAAGATGAATAGCAAAGAGTTTCAAAAATACATAAGACGCGATGAAGGAATTTGTTGTCATTGTGGAACAGATGACGATACACTCGTGCCACAACACAGACTTGGAAGGGGAATGGGCGGATCTAAAGAACGGGATGTTCCATCAAACATCATCGTAATTTGCTCATTGGCAAACGGACAGCTAGAGTCAAATGCAACATTCGCTCAGATGGGCAGAGATTTCGGTTGGAAACTGATTCAAGGTCAGGACCCCAAAAAAGTTCCTGTATGGTTGGCAGATGGCTGGTACTTACTTGATGATGAGTTTGGAAAGAAAAGAGTAAACC